ATGCTGAATTCAGACCTACTCCCCTCCCTGGTTTCCAAGCTCTATGAAAATCAGCTGGCACTCGAAGCATCGATCATGGAGTTATCAAACTGGGTGGAGCAGCGCGGCTCCGCTGAGGTTGCTGCGAATGTACGCGGCGCACTGGACACGCTCAGTCACAATGAGGAATTCATCAAGCTCACATTGGCGGTGTTGATGTCGCCAGAGTGATGTCTTACAGCTCGTCGCCTCGAGTCGCATCAGTGGCAAAGCTCGATTACTGTATACCCATACAGTAGAAATAAGCAGTCACTCACATGCCCCCTACAGAACTCAAAAAGGAATGGCTGGCCAAATGGCGAAGAATCCTCGACGACAGCGCGTCCCGGATCGATAACCCCGAAGCTCATCGAATGATGTGCCGTTGGGAGACTCGGGACATGTTGGAGGCAGGGGTCATTGACGAGATGGAAAAATTTGATATGGATGAGCTGGCCGACGCGGCTTACTGGCATGCCGTTGAAGAGCTGGTCACCATGCCTGCTGGGTACACGTATGGCGGCTACTATGACGTCATTCAACGAGCGACATCGGAGTGCATCGGGTACATCCGAAGCAACACCTACTACTCAGCCATAGGCCCAGGTACTGATGGGTTTGATGGAAAGGTATTTCGCGATAAGACTGACTTGCGTTTGGTGTTTCGGAGCGACAACCAGGCTTGGGCGATAAATGGGCTGGTGCTTACCGCGCCATCTGGTGAGCTGTACGATTTGGTACAGACCGCGCAGTTTATCTATGGGAAGGTCTACCCAATCATCTGCGATGCCGATACCTATCGTGCGCTGGTAGATTGCGCACAGGTCGCCTTGGAAAGCCGCGATTTTGAGAGCTATCGAAAGGCCCGCCCCCTACTCCTCTCTGCCCAGTTCACCAAGTGCGGTGCCTGCCTGGACCGATTCGGACAGCGCGAAGATTGCAGCAACTGCGCAGGTAACGGCTTTGTCAGTACAGCTGGCACTCAGCCGACGTCGTCCGCATAACCAGCAACAGCCTCCTCGACCAGCTCGCGCCATTCTCCGCTGTCAATCACGCCTCGCTCCAGCATATTGTCGGCCAGTGCCAGGCGCGTTTCATAGCGATACTCGGGTCCGCCTGCCGTGAATTCGGCGTCATTGAGCAGCGCATGCCACGCTTCCATCTCGTTGACCTGCTGTATATCGGTTGTCATGACGAATCTCCGGTGCCGGTGTCTACAGTGTAGAGATCGGCCGGCGCGCGGCTGTTCATCAAGCCCGACGAGCGGAGACAGTCATGTGCGGACGCCTTTCACAGTACAGCGGCATTCATGACTTCGTTGCGGCCCTAAGCATGCCGAATGCCATGGTCAACTCAGTTGGCGAGCTGCCTCTGGAACGATACAACGTCGCCCCCACCACTCAGGTCGCCCTGCTCCATGTACAAGGCGAATTGCTGCTGGCTGATCCGGTGAGCTGGGGATGGCGACCGCATTGGGCCAAGGACCGCGCCGCGCCGATCAACGCTCGTGTCGAGAAGGTGGCCCACGGCCCGTTCTTCCGGGCAATCTGGCCGCACCGAGCAATCACACCGATCAATAACTGGTTTGAATGGGTCGATGAGGGTGGGCCGAAGAAGCAGCCCTACCTGATCCGCCGGCGCGACCGCGCGCCGATCTACTGCGCAGCTATCGGCCAGTTGTCCAACGCTGACGAAGGCCCAGGTGAGCATGACGGCTTCGTGATCATCACCGCCGACAGCGCCGGCGGCATGGTGGACATCCATGACCGGCGGCCCGTTGTGCTGAGTCCTGAACTTGCCCGTGAATGGTTGGACCCGGCCACGCCCAAGGAACGCGCCGAGCAGATGGTACTGCACCAGGGCGAGCCAGCAGATGCCTTTGAATGGTTCAAGGTCGATACGGCCGTTGGGAACGTCCGGAACAAGGGGCCCAACCTGATACTACCTGCACCCTAAAACAGCCCGCCGAGGTCAGAAGGTTTCCAGTTCATGATCACAAGCTCGCCGCTGACCTCGGCTTTTCCTTGTCGCTGATTGGTGGTGCTGTAGCGAATGTCCAGCGTTTCAAAGTGGAACCCTTCAAACACCCGCCGGATATCAGGATGGTCGTTAATACTCACCATGACCTTGCCTTTGCAACGACGCATGAAGTCGGCCATTCGCTCATAGTTTTCGAACGGAAAGTCCACCCCGTAGCCCGCGGTCTGCCAGTAAGGTGGGTCCATGTAGTGGAAGGTGTGGGGCCGGTCGTAGCGCTCGGCGCATTCGAGCCACCCTAAGTTTTCGACATAGGTTCCGGAGAGGCGCTGCCAGGCTGCGGAAAGGTTCTCTTCAATCCGCAACAGATTAATAGCCGGGCCCGTAGTAGCAGTGCCGAAGGTCTGGCCGCTGACCTTCCCGGCGAAGGCATGGTGCTGCAGGTAGAAAAAACGGGCAGCTCGCTGGATATCGGTGAGGGTTTCCGGTCGGGTCATCTTCTGCCACTCAAACACTTGGCGCGAGCTCAGGGCCCATTTGAACTGGCGTACGAACTCCTCCATGTGGTTCTGCACGACCCGGTACAACGTCACCAGATCGCCATTGATATCGTTGAGAACTTCAACCGGGGCGGCCTGAGGGCGCATGAAGTAAAGCGCAGCACCACCAGCAAAAACTTCAACGTAGCATTCGTGCGGTGGGAAAAGAGGAATGAGGCGATCAGCCAAGCGACGCTTGCCGCCCATCCATGGAACGATTGGGTTTGTCATTTTTGCAATCCTTTGCAAAGTGGGTGTTTTTTGGGGTCATGCTAATTTTTGCGATTGGGCATGTAGGTCAGGGCGCAATGGCCCTGACATACGCCTGGCACGCCCGCAGCGCGATCAATCCTTGGTCGCCGGCATCGGTGATGGAGATAATTCGATGAGCATGCGCTGGGTCAAGTTGGGCTCGACGGGCTGCATGAACCACGCCGACGGCGCCGGCGGCGGTAGGCACATTGCAGCCACGGGCTGTATCCGCTGCGTCGACAAGGACTGACAGCCGCACATCAGCAGTGGCAAGGCGATCGCGCAGAGCAGCCTGGGTACGTTGAGCATCGGATAATTCTCGTATGTGTTGTTGGTCCTGGATGGCGAGCTGTTGCTCGGTGGCCAGGCGCTTGCTCTGATCGGCGCGGGCCTGGGCGGCAGCGACCATGCTGATCCTGGTCAGATCTTCTTGATGCAGGCCGGCCTGCTCGGACAGCTTCTTGCCCATCCGCCAGTTCTGCACCTGCCAGGTCACGCCCGCGGTACCGGCCATCAGCCCCAGCATCAGCACCAATAGGCCCGCCAGCTTCTGCACCGGCGTCATACCAGCACCTTCAGCGCCTTATCGTATAGCGCCTGGCGGTCGTCCTGGCCGGTGAGCCCGCCATTGATACGCCTGGTGATCTTCGCGAACTGCCCCTGATCAGCGAGTGTATTCAGCCCATTAGTCGACCAGAACCAAGCCGCCGACATCGCGGCGTGCTGCGGTAGCTCCAGCAGTTCCGGATTGCTGATGAGGTCCAGGCCCAACGCCTCGCCGCATGCCGTGTAATTCGCCCGGCCCGTGATCTGGATCAGGCCGCGCCCGCGGTACTTGGAGCCGTCGCCCTTCTGTGTATTGCCCAGGTCCGCGCGGCCTTCGTAGCCGGCCTGCTGCGCGGTGGGGCCCCAGATTTCGCGCACCCATCGCAACTGTCCAGATTCGTGCCCTACTTGGGCGATGAACGCCGCCACCCGCACGGTGCCCACGATGCCGTAACGGCTCATGGCCGTGTTTAAGGCAGGAACAAAAACGCCGGCTTGGCGGCCGGCGTTCGGTAAGATATGCAGCAATTGCTGCTCGGTGATCGGCATAACTTTCTCCAGGCAAAAAAATACCCGCTCATGGCGGGTGGCGGTGTTTGGCAAAAACTCAAGACGCTGGTGGAGGGCTCAACCGGTTGATGGTTGCGCGAGCTGCTGCGCGTGCTTCTTTGATGTCGTCCGGAATCGGTGTGCCATCCTCAAGCAGAGCGAAGGCATGCCAGTTGGTCTGGCTCAGGTACGCCCGAGCCTGACCCAGGCTCAATTCATCCGTTATGTCTTGCGCCGTTTTAATCGGTTCAAGCTTGCTCAAGTCCACCATTTTCTTGTCCTTCTCGGATATCAGGAAGTTCAGCTGCAGGGATCACTACAGGCGAGGTGTCGGGAAACTTCACCGGACCACTGCGCGCATCAATAATCATAGGTTCTAGTGGACTACGATATTCATTGGGGCTCTCCATACTTACCGGAAGCTTTAAAGAAAAATGAAGAGTTCTACCTATCCTTTCCACGTAGTCGCCTGAACCACTGAGAAAGAATTTATTGCCCACAGCGGATGCGGGGAGACGGTATCCGTCCGGTATACCAGACAAATCAATGTCTTCACCGTTGATGGTGATTACATCGCCCGACACAGAAGCCTCAAGCGGCCAATCGGACAAAAAAGGAAACATCTTAATCTTAACTTCCAGCGCCCCCATACGTTAATAGTTGGTTGAAATGTTTGAACGGTTAACCCATTTCTTATGACGAAAGCCGCGGTGCTAGTATCCGACATATACTCCGCAATAACCCCATAAAAATCATAGGTCTGTTGCGGTTGCGCATTCGTACTAGATTTATAAGCGAATCCTATGGCGCCGTTAACTAAAGTAATGGGCAGCGTTACCATAACTACCCGTAATTCGTTTGCCGCAAAGCTTGCGGTTAATGGCGCAGTCCCTCTAACATTTATTTCGCCGTTGGCGTATTTACTTACAGCATAACCACCAACTAACGCACTAGACATAAGACCCGCTCCAGTGCCGGTTGGATCAAGCGTGGCGTTTATTCCGTTGTATATATTGGCCCAGGGCTGCCATACACCGTTAATCCTACGACGCTCGGCGCGTCCGCCATGGGTAATGCCGAACGCTTCCTGTGCTTCGTATCCGACGCCATGCACGGAAACCCGCAAGAAAAAAGCAGCAGACCCAAACGATGGAGGCCCATTAGTAAAAGTACCGTTCAACGCATACAAAGATGCGTCGACTAGCGTATCGCAGTTGGCGCCGTTACCGATTACGATAGCTGCTCCGCCATTCCCACCTTTTGAAACCGGAAGAGGCGCAGCAGGGGTACCAATTCCCTGGTAGAGCTCTAAGGTCATCGCATTTATTTTCACGGCAGTGCTGCGCGTGGTATCTCCACCGGCGCCGGTTGGTGCCGCGCCAAGGTTGATTTCTTGTCTTGCCATAAATTATGAGCCCTTCCAAATTAATTTATAATTCAACTAATCGGCTTAGCAAAAACGACTGGCATATAAAGCGCAGATGGGAGATCAACCCCCACCGCCTGAATAACTAGACGATTATTGCCATACTCCCAAATTGCATATATGTTTCCTTGCCTAGATACGACACCAGCAATATCCATGGCAATATTGTTCAAGAGCATATAGTCGCCAGTATCGAGAGGTGAGGGCGCGGTCCAACTATACCTATACTGCCCAGACCCTGGCGGATTGCCTACTGCGCCAAGGTATGTCCAGCCCGTGATAGTTCTCGTAAATTGCGCGCAAGGCGTCCCGCTATCAAACAGGAGTTTGGAGGATGAATCCCACAAGCGAAGTCCATATTCTGCTTTAGCCTGCGAAGCGAAGGACGCACTAAACCATTTACCATTGGTAGATATATTCCTATTAGCTTGAAAACTAAAACCAGTCCAAGCCCCCCTTCCCCCATGAATAAGGCAAAAGTAAACATAACCATTTGCTGAATCAGGCCTAACAAATACAAGCGGCGGTTCATCGGTCGTAACTGTCTTAGCAAATGGCACATAAACCCCTGAGCCGTTCCCGCTCCATGAGCCTTTCTCAAGCACAACAAGCCTTGAGAATTCAGAGTCAAGAGTCACAACATCGGAATCGTTTGTGAACCTCATTCCGAAAGACATTAGCGATACCTCATAACTAGCAATCTTTGTGGGCTTGAACCAGTTGGCCCGGTATTGGCTGCTGGACTTCCAAAATAAACTGTAACCCCTCCGGAAGTTACAATTGGCGTATATTGAATCGCCGTCCACATTTGTGCGGTTGTGTCATATGCAGCAATTGGGACGCAAACTGCCGAATGTGTAGATGGGCTGACGCCTGGGATAGCTATAAAGCGGCTGCGACCGCTCGACTGAACTATCTCTGAATGTACAACCATTACAGTAAATGAATTTTCATCCAGTTCCAGAAGTCCAGTCGGCCCCCATATGCGAACTCCCGAGCTCATTCTGTTAGATCTCCGATTTGCACCCGTTTGACGTTATTCACATCCCAAAAACGCAAAGACCGATTCGTCATGATCGAACGGCCTTGTCCAGGGACGACGCCGTTAATCTCAAAGGTGCCATCCTTGTTTAGGATCCATCCTTGCTGACCCGCGATGTAGTTGGTCGAACTGATGTAAGCCCCGATCTTGGCGTTGGTTATCGTGCCGTCTTGGATAAACGCGGCCTTGATGAAGGTCTGCCCACCCTGCACAGCGAACGGCACCGTACCTGCCTGCCCGATGGCGAAAAGGTCTGCGTCGATGACGAACTTCGACTGCAGGCCACCCGGCCCGTTCTCCAGTCCCAGGCCCACCCCTGCCCACTTGTATACTCCCGTAGCGGACTCGTACTGCAGTCGCACCGACCAGTTCAGCGTCACCTTTCCGTTCACTGCTTGGATGGCCGTGGCATTGGTCTGGATCGCCGCAGTATTACCGTTGAGCGTTGTCTTAACGGTTTCGATGCTGGACGACAGGGCGCCGTCGGCATTGATGCGTGCGGTTTGCTCGCTGACGATCGCCGCAGCGTTAGCCGCAACGCTGGCCTCCACCGCGTCCGTGCGCTGGCCTTGCGCCAGGTCGCCCTCAATAAGCGCGGACTGGGTTGACCATACCCCCACGTAGCTCGCCTCCGACCCCATAAGCGCACTGTCGTCACCCTGGAGAGGCGGGTTGACCTGCAGGTAAATACCATCGACGCGCTGCGCCGTGGTGGTGACCTTGTTGTCGAGCGTGGTCACCGAGGTCTTGAGCGTGCTAAGCCCGCTCGCTGTGGCGGTTACGCCGGTGACAGGATCGTTCACCGTGGTTTTCACCGCGTTCAGCTGCGAGGCCTGGGCGGTGATGTCCTGGCCGTGCTGGTTAATCGTCGCCGAGTTCTGCTGAACCTGGGTCACCAGGGCGTTGACCGTCTGCGTGACGGTGCCGATGTCGGTCCAATAGGTGGCGTTCGGCGGCGGGTTGTTCGCCGGCACAGGACCGTTGGCCTGGTAAATGTGCTGGCCCACGCGAACGATGTCGTTCGGCGCGTAGGCCTTGGATGGCACGTACTCCAGCGCATCAACCACTTCCCCGATCAGTTGCTCCAGCTCATCCTTGGCCGCGTCAATGCGACCGTTCACAGAGGCTGGACCGTTGCCGTCGATCAGGTCGATTCGGTCCTTCAGGTGCTGGCCCAGGGCGGTTTCGTCAATCTGCCCTTTGATCTGCTCAAGGATCGGCCCAGCGTCCGAGCTAGCCTGGCCCATCACCCCATTCACAACCGGATAAAACGGCCCGATGTTGCCGGTGCGGTCCACCAAGCGCGCCCAGAAGAACAGGGTTGCGCCCGCCAGCAGCGACTGCATGCGGTAATCAGCCTGCGGATAAGCCAGGTCTGCCAGCTTGGTCGATGCTCTCAGGTCACTGGCCGGGCCATACCATAGCTCGGTGCGCTGAGTATCCTCGGCGTCAGCAGGGAAGCCCCACTTGATGCCGATGCCGAACAGTTCGCTGGTGGTGGTCAGGAACGAAACCGCCGGCGGCAAGCCAACCTTCCCTTCCAGGTTGGTCAGGTTGGAGCTCTTCCAGATAGACGAGATCTCGAAAGCGCTCACCGAGCGCACCCGGGCGAGGTAGGCGCCTGAGTAGATGCCGGTGACGTCCACGCTTGTTGCGCCAGTGCGCTGCAGTTTGATCCAGTTGCCGCTGTCCTTACGCCACTCCACGTCATACGCGACGGCGCCGGTGACAGCCGGCCACGAGATGTTCATGGTGCTAATCGCGATGCCCTGGTTCACGGCGTAGCTCGATGTGAGCGTGACGCTTGCCGGCGCGGGAACTACGGTGATTGGCACAACGCTGATTGGCCGTTCTTCAAGCCGCGCCCCGGTGTCGATGTGAGCGAACTTGCTTGGATCGTACTGCACGGCCGAGATCTCGAACACGCCTGGCTCCGGGCGGGCCACGCTTACCACCCTGTACAACGGGATTGCCAAATCGTCGGCATCCAGCGCCCACACCAGTTCAGGTTCGGGCGGAACGGAGTAGGCAACGGTAACGGTGACCTGCCGGCCGCTGACCAACTGCACGGTTCGCCCCTCGCACTTGCCGTCTGGCAGGTTGAGGATCAGCCGGTCACCGGGCTTGGCCTGAGTATCGCGGTCCAGCGTGATGACCTTGCCATTCACTGCGGAGATACGCCCACCCACGGGGCGCCCAGCCAGCAGTTCGTCCGCGATAGGAATTACGTAGCCAGGCAGCGGGATACGCCCGTCCAGACCGACCTTGAAGGTAACGGCCCGGTCCTTGGAGTTGGTAAGCAGCGCCCACTTACCGCGGCGCTGCGCTTCCGACTCACGAGTACAACCGATGGCACTGATCTCCAGCGGGTTGTCGCCGTAGCGACGCTGCAGCTTGGCATCAGTCACAGCAGTAACGTCAGTGTCGTAGTTGTTCAGTGGATTGTCGTAGCTGATCAGCGCCCGGGTGTACCGGGTGCGCTCCGAAGCACTGGAGTAAGTGAACTTGCCGTCAATGACGTTGGCCCGGGTGTAAGCGAAGTCGAAGTCGGTAGCGCGCGGCATGTCCGAAAGGGTGAACACCTGACCCTGGGCCCAATAGGTCATGCCTCGGTAGATCGCCGAGATGTCACGCAGCAGTGACCAGGCGTCGGCTTTGCTTTGCAGATTCAAGCTGCAGATGAAGCGCGGCTCCTGGCCTCCCTTCCCGTCCGGCACCAGTTGGTCGCAATACTGTGAGATGCGGTACAGCTCCCACTTGTCCACCATCCAGGACTTGATACGGCGGCCAAGGCCGAAGCGGTCGGCCGTGGTGATGTCGTAGGTCATCCAGACGGCGTTGTCAGTCCATGCCTGCTTGAACGTGCCATCCCAGACGCCGGAGTAAGTGCGCGATACAGGGTCGTAGTTGCTCGGCACCTGCATCTTCTTCAGCTTGGTCTCGACCGTGACGGCCGGAATGCTGAGGAACTGCTCGGCGGAAAACTCAATGTAGAGCAGCGCGGTGTTTGGGTATCGAACCTTCGCATCGATGACCTCAGTGAAGCCGGCGATCTGCATCGTGTCGGAGATTTTGTTGTTGTTCTGGTTGATGGTCAGCCGCGTGATACGCATCAACCAACCGGTTGTTGCTTTGGGAAGATCAATGCGGCGGGTGCGCTCGTAAAGGCTGGTGGTCTTGCCGTCGACCGCTTCACTAAGCACCTGCTGGTAGGCGCCGCCGTCGGTGGCCAACTCAACTTTGTACTCAATCCGGTACCCGTTGATGTTACCCCCGGCATCCACGGACTGGAGCGCAGGCCAGGCGAAGCGCACGCGAACAGCAGAGAGCTGCGTGTTGTTGATAGCGCGAACCCAGGGTGTACCGCTGCGCAGTTCGGTGCTGATGGTAGTCTCGTTCTCGACCGACGGGATCCCCTGGATATAGGTCTGGTCCACGGCCCCGGTGCGCCACTCCCACTTCACGTTTGGGAAATTCATGTTCCCCTGGGGGTCTTGCAGCGGAGTGTTATCGAGGTAGATGTCACGGGCCGTTGGCGTCCCTTCGAACTCACCCTCGCCCACGGCGATCAGCATTTTGGCGATAGCGACCGAGCGCAGACTATCCGGTGCTTCCGTCGGCGTTTTTGGTTTGTCTTCGCCGCCCTTGGCGCCGTGGATGTCAATCTTGAGTGCTGCGCCCATGCTTTTCTCCAAGCAATAAAAAACCGCCTCGTGGGGCGGTGTGGTGGCATTTTGTATGACGGTAACGGTACTGGACTTGGCGCGAGAAGCCCTTACCATGGGGCGCTCCACTCAGCCTTCAAGGAAGTAACTGCTGATGAATAAAGCCCCCACCTGGCTACGCACAACTCTTTCGATACCGGTTTACGCAGTGTCAGTCGGTTTTTGGATTTCCACCGTGTATCTGTTCGTAACCACAGTGAAAATGCTTTCCGCATTTATGACGCCTGAGCTCATCGGAGCACGAATTGTCGACTTCTTCGTGGTTGTCGTATTGGCGGCTATCGGTAACGGACTATGGAAGCTCGCTAGATACATTCGAACATCTAATTTTAGGAAACAGACAAGGCCCACCACAGCCAATCCTCCGTGACCTTCCTACATCTGGTCTTCCGCATAAATGGCGGCACTGATGATCGCGCCACCCACCCGCCGCTCTCCGTAGCAGAGCGGTACCGGGTTGCCAGATGCCGTGGTGTTCTTGGCGCTACCGAAGGCGTAGCCGGGGGTGTTCTCGGGCGCTGCGCTGGTTTTAAGCCCGCTGGCTTGAGGGCTCAGCATCTGGATAACACCGCCGGCGACAAGACCAATGCCCGCTCCTATGAGCGGAGTACCGAAAGGCGTTGCAGAGAAAATAACACCCACAACAATCAAGATAGCACCAACGATGGTTTGAAGAATTCCGCCGCGCTTGCTGCCTACGACCACGGGCGCAATGCGGATGTCTCCGGAACCGTTGTAGCTCAGCTCCTTCTCCCCAATATTGCGCTTATCGCGAAAAACCGCGAACTCAAGGCCGCGAGACTTGGCATTCGAAAGAAACCGCTCGAATCCAGGGATCTGCACGCATAGTGCTTTGATCGCCTCCGCGGGCGATTTCACCGCGAGCCTGAACGACTTCCCGAACTGACGTAACTGCCCGTGCAGGCGGATCGTAGTCATGGGTTGATAGTTGATCGCAGATACCTGCATCACTTTCTCCGGGCAATAAAAAACCGCCCGAAGGCGGCCCTGTGGTTTTCGTTGTTCAGTTGTAGTCGACGTATGGGCCGATGTAGAACCCAGCCATATCACCGCTGATGCGGTACAGGCTTTCCTTGCCAGGCTGAACCGTCGCTGCGATGGTTCGAATTGCAGCGCCTGCGCACAAGCCAGAGCCCGCTAGACCGGCACCCAGATTGGGCGATCCCGGCGGGAGGTAGAATGTAGCCCGCTGACCAGTACCGATTTTCGCAGCCCTGCGGCCGTCGACATAAACAACAATGTCGCACCCAGAGCCCACAGCGCCCGAATCTCGTACCACGGTGATTTTTCCGCTCTCGCCAGCCGGTTTAATCTGGAAGGCATAGACCTCATCCGACGGTACCGGCTTCGCATCCCGTATTGAGATCGCTGATGAGGCACACCCTGCGAGCATCGCCACCGCTACAGCCGCTATCAAAATCCGCATGTCGTTCCCTCTTTGGTTTGGGAGGACTGTACCACCAGGTCGGAGAAAGCAAAAAAGCCCAGCGCGAGGCTGGACCTGCAGACTTTTATGCTTCGGCACTCCAGACCGCTAGTTCATAACCATCCGGGTCGATGAAGTGAAACCTTTTGCCGCCAGGAAAAGAGAAAATCTCCCGGCTTATTGTTGCCCCTGCTGCAATGACTCGGCGCTGAGCTTCCTCGAGATCATCCCCATAGAGAATTACCAGAGGGCCACCGGTCCGAACGGGCTCTCCAGTTGTGAATCCTCCGGTGAGCCTACCATCGCTGAATTCGGTGTAACTGGGCCCGTAGTCTACGAATGTCCAACCAAATGCTGAGCCATAGAAATCTTTGCTGCGCGAGATATCGCTAACGTTGAACTCGATATTGTCGATCTGCCGATCGTTTCCTCTAACACCCATGATTCACCTCCTTGTTATACAAAGACCTCATCATGACGCGATCCTGTCCAGGCATCCAGCGTGGATGGAATGCCAGTAACTGGGCAGAGGTTCGGTGTAGTAGCGTTATGCCTTCATGGACATTGAGAGTCAAGGAGCTGCATGAATTCTTCGAATAGAGCAAAGTCGGACGCCATTAAGGAGCAATACGATATTTTGAGCGAGGCGGACGATGCCAAGCTCCGTCAGTCAGCGAGAAGCGTGATAGATGGAGTTACGGCCGGCACTTTCATGGCAGCACAGAGCGTTAGCGTAACGCTGATTCCTCTTGAGGTTCAAATGGCTGACAGACAGGTATTGCCAGATATCGATTTCAAGAGAATGGACGCAGTCATAGGCAATATAAAGAGCGACGACGATCCCTTGCTTTCAGGGGCCGCCGAGGCTTGGCGCCTCGACACTGACCAGCATGAAGGCCTGAATTAAGGATTTCCCAGTCCTTCGCCTGCAAGCCCAAGGACTGGGGTTGCGCCAATATCGGCGCGTTTATGACCTGGAGGTCAATGTGAGCGATTCAGGATATGGGGTTCTATCCGGGCCTAGCGACAGGATGAAGCAAGAAATTGGAGAAATCGTGGTGGCCCATGCTAACTGCGATCCTGTTCTCGCCGCCCTCATGAGAGCACTCACCAAGACTGATGAGCAAACCAACCTTTTGCTTATTCAGCAATTGAAGCTTAAAGGCTCATCAATAGCCGATTTCATTTCCACCATGGCTGAAAAAACGGAAACATTGAATCCGCTACTTCGCGAAAGCATTCAGACAACGATCAAAAGCTACCGGAAGCTCTCATCCTACAGAAACGAAGTGGCGCACTGGCAGTGGAACCCTTCCGAGGCAGGCACCGATTCAGCACTAGTTCGTAACACGCTATCGAAAAAGCCCAGCGAAAGCGAAAAGGTTTACACGCTTGAAAACCTGCGCGACATCGCGTCTAGCCTGCACCAGGTAAATGCTTTGATCGGACATATATTCGGAATTATTTCTTCAGGGTTTCCTGAAGAGGCGATACCTCATGTCATGAGAGTTGTTGACGAGAATTTGGAGAAGGTAAGGCTGGCAACCCTGAACGTTCCAGATCCCTCGGCTGAAGAACAGCCATAATCCTGAAAACCTCCTCCAAGAGGTGCGTAGACATTAGCGGATCATAAAGGCTATAGATGTACTCCATGGCCGCCTCCGTCATCGCACTAGTTACGATGACTTGCCCCAACTCCTCAGGCGGCCGATTCGCAAAACGCGCGAGGTCTGAAAGACTTTGCAATGCCAGCCAATCCATAGAATCGCTCATCCTCCCACTCCTGCGGCCCTGCCGCGTCATGTTGGTTGTCTTGCGTCCTTGTGCCTGAGGGTCAGGCGCGTTCGGTCATGCCAAGGGCCGCCGTAGACGATAATTTCTGACGGCCTGCCGTATAGGTGGTGCAGCAGGAACGGACCTGGGCCGACAACGCCAGATTCCTCGCCAGGCAACGATGGATCGGCGCCAAGGTATATGCCAGCGTGGTTCGGATGGGCTGTCCGGCCAACCTGCATAACGATCATGTCGCCGCGTTGTGGCATGCCGACACGCATGAAGCCGGCGGCCTCGTAGTTCTGCTCGTAGAGGCTTGCGTTACCCGCGCTTTCCCACCAGCCATCGGTGCGCTGGAAGGCTTCGAATTCCAGCCCCCACTCACGTTGATACCAGTCAGCGCAGACCCGCCAGCAGTCCCAGGCACCATGTACGAACGGACGATTGAGCAACGGTGTGCTGCCATTCGGGGTGATCGTTCGCATGTCGCCTTCGGGCCATGACAGGATGTGCCAGGGCAATGCCGTGGCCTCGCACATGGCCAAGTCATGCGATGACGGCCTGCTGGTGGCGTCCGGGTGTGAGTGAACGATGCCGATCACCTCTCCCAAGTCCTCCGCCGCGGCGTAATCCTCTGGGTCAAGCCGGAACTCTTCGTTCGGCTCCGTAGCGATATTCCGGCACGGGAAGTACTTTTGTGCTCGCACGGCGGCTACCAGCAGGCCGCAGCACTCACGCGGATATTCCGCCGCCGCGTGCGCCTGGATGGCCGCGATTATGTGCTTACGCATGGTCAGCTCCTACTCACGAGAGAAACTGCAGGAAATCCACCGAAACTGAGCTCGTTGTTCTCGCCGAAGCGCAACTTGCAGGACGACAAGCATCCCTTGCACTGGTCCAGGGCCGGGTCATCTGTGGGGTTATCCTCATCGTCGAACATGGCCGCACCGGTATAGCCGCAATCCGGGCCACGGTAGCCGTTGGTCATGGCCCAGTGGCAGAAAGTTGTCATCTGCCGGCCGGGCAACCCGTGGTTATCGATCTCACCCGGGGAAGACAACTCCCAGACCACCGCCTCGCCTTCCTCGCTGGTTTTCTGGTCGATGTACCAGATTTCCAGCGCTTCCTGGGTTGGGTCGGCAGTTGGGTTACCGTCAGGGTAGTTCGCCGCATCCAGGTACTGGGCCAGGGTCTCGCGAACAGTCAGCTTGAACTTCAGCATGTCCTCGAAGGCCAGGCACAGCGCGGTGACGCGCCCGTTGACGTTGCCTGCGGCGAACGTCGGCCGAGAGGCAGTTCCGTCGCTACTCGAGGAAATACCCTCAATCTGCACTGGCCAGGCCGCGTACTCCTGGCCCTGCCAGATAATCGACTTGGCGGGCAGATCCTCTTCCGAGCCCTCATAGGCCAGTAATTCTTCTGGCGTGTGCGGGATAGCGTGACCGTGGAAGCGCAAGTAATCGGCGCCGTACTCGGTACCGTCAATTTCGAACAGGCGAATCTCGCCGCCGGGCTCCAGTTTCTGGATGTCCGTGATCAGTGCCATGGGTGTTTATCTCAGGGATGAAAGGTTTGCTGGAAGGTCGCGGTGATGGCGTAGACCTGGCCGCCACGGTGCACTGGCTTGTAGCCGTTGCACTTGTAGAGACCAAGCTCACCCAGGGGCGGCTCCCAGAGGAAGCCCTTCGAGCCTTTGTGTCGGTCGATGAAGTCCATGATTTCCTTAATGCGCGGCTTCAGGCCGGTAAATGTTACCGGCCAGGATTGCGACCGGTTGTTGAGACCATCCTCGACCGACTGCTCGTATCCATCGCCGAACTGCTTGGAGCGGACGCGCTGGGCAACATCTCCTTCCGCGCCCTTCTCCGTCGCCCAGGTGAATCGTTCGATAGCCATCATCGCCCCTTGATTGCGTTGTTGATGACGCCGCCCTGGCGCATGTCCCTGCTCCGCAGCTCCTGATACTTCTGCTCTACGAACGTCGCCAGCTCCTTGCCGAACAGGTCATAGCCAGGCGCGTCAGCGGTTGACGATGCGTTTCCGTCGCCGTCGATATGCACCTCGACATTGATCTGTGTTCCGCCAGTCCCGCCGCCGCCCATGGCCATAACCCCGAGCTTGCCGCTCGATGTCCGGGTCAGCGGCATGATTGCCTCGGCACCAGCCTCACCCATCACTCCAGTCTTGCCGTTGGCCATACCAAAGGCAGTTGGCTTGCTGACAATGGAGTTAGTGAACGCCCCCCCGTCGGCAAACATTTGCACGCCGCCGGACCAGGCGCCGCCCGTTGCCTGCGGAAAGTAGGAACTGGAGTAGCCGGCTGCGGAAGCGCCCAAGTTAGAGGACGTTGCTCCTGCAGATCCCGCCGCCAGCCCGTTGCCTCCACCAACAGCACTACCGCCGAAGTAACTCGCCGCCGTACCGACCAAACTGCCCAGCAGTGCCGAGCTGGCTTGGCGGGTAGCAATGCGCGCCATGTCGGCCAGGATCGATTTGGCGAAGTCCGAGAACGACGCCTTACCAGTCATGGCAAAGTTGACGATGGAATCTTCCATTGAGCTGAACGCGTTACCGAACAGGCTCTTGGTCTGCCCGGCGATATCCTTCGCTGAGTCGAGGTAGTTTTCCCAAGCAGCCGTTGCGCCTTTGGTCCAGTCGCCCTGGGCATTCTCTACATCCGCATAGTTCTGCCGGATCTGGTCGGTAGCGGCCTTGCTCGCGTCTGCGAGCGCCTGCGCTTTCCGCTTGAATTCTTCTTCCGACATGTTCCGCGACGGGTCTGAACGCTGGTTTTCCAGTTCAAGCGACTGCTGGGCTAACCTGTCTTGCTGGCTATTCAGCTGTCCGCTCAATGCGTTCTGGCGATCGCCCTGGCCAACGCCCAATACGGCACGCTGCCCCGCAAGCTCCAACGCACGCTGTTGCTGACCCAGCGCCTGTACATACGAACTGATCGCCCGTTCCTGCTTGGCAAGGCGACCGGTCTCGTTGGTGGCAAGCACTTCAAGCTGGCTGTCTGCATCCTTCTGCGCCTTAGCCATCCCCGCGCGCGCGTCGGCGATCTTCTGGTCGAGCTGGATGCTCTGCGCAGCCGACGTTGTCTTCTTGCCCTTGGCGGCCTCCAGCGCTGCAATTTCAGCCTCGTAGGCTGCCGTCACCTGGTCCAACTCATTGCCGATCAGGGCCTGGCGCCGCAGCAGGTAATCTTCCTCGGAAAGCAGACCAGCCTTCTGTAAGGCCTCCAGTTCCTTCTGATAATTTTTGTACGTGTCGGTGATGGACGCCAGGTCGTTCTTGGCGTTGTTGAAGCTGGTCAGATCGACCTGAGTACCAGTAGCTTTCGGGTCTTTGAACTTGTCATTGATGTTAGCGATGTTTTTGTCGACCGTTGCCTGAGCCAGGCGAGGATCGTTCGGCGCTACCTTGCGGATATCGTCGAGTTGTTTTTTGTAGTCCTTGAGTGCGTCGGCGCGTTTCTGCTCATTCGTCCAGGATGATTTGGTCAGAGCATCAATCTTTGCCATGGAGGACACTGCGTCGCCCTGAGCCTTGGCCTGCTCGCCCTCCCACTTGGCGATATCGGCCTGGGCTGCCTTCTCATCCTCCAGCATGTTCAGACGGTTCTGCCGGAACTCGATCAGTGCATCCTTGGACTTTTTGTTCTGGAACAAACCGTCCATGTTTTGCGCTTCAAGAAGGTCAGCTTTCGCGCTTTCTATGTCCGAATTGATGTCGCGGCGGCCAATATTTTTTATGCCGTCAGCGGCGCGCGCGACTGCGTTGTACGCCTTTTCCCAAAGGCTTAGGTTCGCCAGAATCTTCGGAGTGCGCTCGTTTATCGCGTCGGCGTACTGCTCGGTCGCCAACTTTACCGCGCCAGCGTGGTCGCCCTGCTCTTCCAGTGCGGTGATCTGCGAATAAACCGAAGCCGTCAGATAGTGATACTGCTCATTCAGGGCAGCGGAAGCCTTAACTGGATCGTCGGCAAGCTTCACGAACTCGGCGACCGTCTCACTGACGGCTTTACCGGTCGCCTCCTGCATCGAAACGGCAGCCTGGGTGATGCCCGCAAAACTCTCGCCAGCGATCCTGCCGTTATCCGCCAGCATCGCCAGTACCGCAGCGGCTTGTCCGGTCGTGCCCACGGACGCGCTAACTTGGCGCGCCATCTCGCCCAACTGCCCAGCGCTAACCCCTGCATAGTTGCCGGTGAGGATGAGCGACTTGTTGTAGCTGTCCTGCTCTTCGCTGCCTTTGTGGTAGGCGTAGGCCAGGCCGCCCACGGCAGCGGTGGCAAGCGCCAGAGGGGCCAGAATGGCGAGAAGTCCAGCAGCGCCAGCCCCCGCGCCGGCGCCCAACTGAGTTACCGCACGCACGCCGCTGCCCCAGTCACCCGACGACAGCGCATTACCCAGCTGTACGACGTTTTCCTGTGCCTGGCGGGTGCCGAGACGCAGTTTGTCGAAACCGGTGGTGGTCTTTTCGAGCTTGGCATAATCCTTGTCGATCTTGCCCAGGGCGCTGTTGTATTGGTCCTGGCTGATCCGCCCGGCATCCAGATGTTTGCCAAGCTGCTCGACCTGCGTGTCCAGTTTGGCGAGTGCAGCGCGAGCTGGGTCGATGGCACCCAGCAGGCTGTTCAAGGCCTTCTGCTCATCCATCGCAGACTTGGCCAAGGCAATCTGCTGCTTATCGAGCTGCGCCGAGATCTTCGCGGCCTCTGCCTCGCCATAGGCGCCGGTCTTAGTCAGCTTGGCGAGAGCGTCACGCTGCTTTGCCAAGTCCTGGGTGGTTTTGGCACTGGTGGAAAGCGATTTCTCCAGCGCCTGCATTTCGTTCATCAGCGCAACAGCGGACTGCTCGGCCCGGCCGCCGGCCTTCGCCATCTCATCCAAGCTCGTTTTTGCCTGGATTGCATCGGCCGAGTCGATCTTGACGCCGAGTTCTGCAATGTTCATCGA